AATACCTCCCTTTTGTGGTTTTGTCTGTTTGTCGACTTTTTGTGTTGGTGGTGAGTGTTGTGCAGCCTGAGCTTCCTGATGGTCGTGAGTGGTGTGGGGAGACGCGTCGTTGGTGGCGTGTGTGGGGTGAGGATAGTCGTGCGCCGTATGTGTCTGATGAGGAGTGGCTGTTTCTCATGGATGCTGCGGTGATTCATGATGTGGTGTGGCGTGAGGGCAGGGCTGACCTTGTGGCTTCGCTTCGTGCTCATGTGAAGGCTTTTATGGGCATGTTGGATAGGTATTCGGTTGATGTGGTGTCTGGTGGCCGTGGTGGTGGTTCTGCGGTGGCGATGATTGACCGGTATAGGAAGCGTAGGGGGGGCTGAGTAGGTGTCTGGTGTTGTTGGTTCTCAGGTTCCTCGTCATCGTGTGGCTGCGGCGTATTCGGTGTCTGCTGGGGGTGATGCTGGGGAGTTGGGTCGTGCGTATGGGTTGACGCCTGATCCGTGGCAGCAGCAGGTGTTGGATGATTGGCTTGCTGTGGGTGGTAATGGCAGGCTTGCTTCGGGTGTGTGTGGGGTGTTTGTGCCTCGCCAGAATGGCAAGAATGCTATTTTGGAGATTGTGGAGTTGTTTAAGGCGACTATTCAGGGTCGCCGTATTTTGCATACGGCTCACGAGTTGAAGTCGGCTCGTAAGGCGTTTATGCGGTTGCGTTCGTTTTTTGAGAATGAGCGGCAGTTTCCGGATTTGTATCGTATGGTGAAGTCGATTCGTGCGACGAATGGCCAGGAGGCTATTGTGTTGCATCATCCGGATTGTGCCACGTTTGAGCGTAAGTGTGGTTGTCCGGGTTGGGGTTCGGTGGAGTTTGTGGCTCGTTCTCGGGGTTCTGCTCGCGGGTTTACGGTTGATGATTTGGTGTGTGATGAGGCTCAGGAGTTGTCGGATGAGCAGTTGGAGGCTTTGCTTCCTACGGTGTCTGCGGCTCCGTCTGGTGATCCGCAGCAGATTTTTTTGGGTACGCCGCCTGGGCCGCTAGCGGATGGTAGCGTGGTGTTGCGTCTTCGTGGGCAGGCTTTGTCGGGTGGTAAACGGTTTGCGTGGACGGAGTTTTCGATTCCTGACGAGTCTAATCCGGATGATGTGTCGCGGCAGTGGCGGAAGTTGGCTGGGGATACTAATCCTGCGTTGGGTCGGCGTCTGAATTTTGGGACTGTGTCGGATGAGCATGAGTCGATGTCTGCTGCCGGGTTTGCTCGGGAGCGTCTTGGCTGGTGGGATCGTGGCCAGTCTGCTTCGTCGGTGATTCCGGCTGATAAGTGGGTCCAGTCGGCTGTGGATGAGGCGGCTTTGGTTGGCGGCAAGGTGTTTGGTGTTTCGTTTTCTCGTTCTGGGGATCGTGTCGCGTTGGCTGGTGCTGGCCGGACTGATGCTGGTGTTCATGTTGAGGTGATTGATGGGCTGTCGGGGACGATTGTTGATGGTGTGGGCCGGTTGGCTGATTGGTTGGCGGTTCGTTGGGGTGACACTGAAAAGGTTATGGTTGCCGGGTCTGGTTCGGTGTTGTTGCAGAAGGCGTTGACGGATCGTGGTGTTCCGGGTCGGGGTGTTGTGGTTGCCGATACTGGGGTGTATGTGGAGGCGTGTCAGGCGTTTTTGGAGGGTGTAAGGTCTGGGAGTGTTTCTCATCCTCGTGTTGATTCTCGCCGTGACATGTTGGATATTGCTGTGAGGTCGGCTGTGCAGAAGAAGAAGGGTTCTGCGTGGGGTTGGGGTTCCTCGTTTAAGGATGGTTCTGAGGTTCCTTTGGAGGCTGTGTCTTTGGCGTATCTTGGTGCGAAGATGGCGAAGGCTAGGTGGCGTGAACGGTCTGGTAGGAAGCGGGTGTCTGTGGTATGAACTCGGATGAGTTGGCTCTGATTGAGGGCATGTTTGATCGTATCCAAAGGTTGTCTTCGTGGCATTGTCGCATTGAGGGCTACTATGAGGGCTCTAATCGGGTGCGTGATTTGGGGGTTGCTATTCCGCCGGAGTTGCAGCGTGTGCAGACGGTGGTGTCGTGGCCTGGTATTGCTGTGGATGCTTTGGAGGAGCGTCTGGATTGGCTTGGCTGGACGAATGGTGACGGCTACGGTTTGGATGGTGTGTATGCTGCGAATCGGCTTGCTACGGCGTCGTGTGATGTTCACCTTGATGCACTGATTTTTGGGTTGTCGTTTGTGGCGATCATTCCCCAGGGGGATGGCACGGTGTCGGTTCGTCCGCAGTCACCCAAGAATTGTACTGGCCGGTTTTCGGCTGACGGGTCTCGTTTGGATGCTGGCCTTGTGGTGCAGCAGACGTGTGATCCTGAGGTTGTTGAGGCGGAGTTGTTGCTTCCTGATGTGATTGTTCAGGTGGAGCGGCGGGGGTCTCGTGAGTGGGTGGAGACGGGCCGTATCGTGAATGTGTTGGGTGCGGTTCCGTTGGTGCCTGTTGTGAATCGTCGCCGTACTTCTAGGATTGATGGCCGTTCGGAGATTACGAGGTCTATTAGGGCTTACACGGATGAGGCTGTTCGCACACTGTTGGGGCAGTCTGTGAATCGTGATTTTTATGCGTATCCTCAGCGTTGGGTGACTGGCGTGAGCGCGGATGAGTTTTCGCAGCCTGGCTGGGTGTTGTCGATGGCTTCTGTGTGGGCTGTTGATAAGGATGATGATGGTGATACCCCGAATGTGGGGTCGTTTCCTGTTAATTCTCCTACACCGTATTCGGATCAGATGCGTTTGTTGGCGCAGTTGACGGCTGGGGAGGCTGCGGTTCCGGAACGCTATTTCGGGTTTATCACGTCTAACCCGCCTAGTGGGGAGGCTTTGGCTGCGGAGGAGTCTCGGCTTGTGAAGCGTGCCGAGCGGCGTCAGACGTCGTTTGGTCAGGGTTGGTTGTCGGTTGGTTTCCTGGCTGCCCGGGCGTTGGATTCGAGTGTTGATGAGGCCGCGTTTTTTGGTGATGTGGGTTTGCGTTGGCGTGATGCTTCGACGCCGACTCGGGCGGCTACGGCGGATGCTGTGACGAAGCTTGTTGGTGCCGGTATTTTGCCCGCGGATTCTCGGACGGTGTTGGAGATGTTGGGTTTGGATGATGTTCAGGTTGAGGCTGTGATGCGTCATCGTGCCGAGTCTTCGGATCCGTTGGCGGCGCTTGCTGGGGCTATATCGCGTCAAACTAGCGAGGTTTGATAGGCGATGGCTTCGGGTGCTGTGTCGAGGCTTGCTGCTACTGAGTATCAGCGTGAGGCGGTCAGGTTTGCTGGGAAGTATGCGGGCTATTATGCCGAGCTTGGTCGTTTGTGGCATGCCGGGAAGATGACAGATGCGCAGTATGTGCGTTTGTGTGTGGGGTTGGAGCGTGCCGGCCATGATGGTTCGGCGTCGTTGGCTGCCAGGTTTGTGTCGGATTTTCGCCGGTTGAATGGTGTGGATCCGGGTTTGATTGTGTATGACGAGTTTGATGCTGCCGCCGCGTTGGCTAGGTCGTTTTCGACTATGAAGATTCTTGAGAGTGACCCGGATAGGGTGAATGATACGATTGGTGCGATGGCTGCGGGTTTTGATCGTGCTGTGATGAATGCTGGCCGTGACACGGTTGAGTGGTCTGCGGGTGCGCAGGGTAGGTCGTGGCGCAGGGTGACTGATGGTGATCCGTGCGCGTTTTGTGCCATGTTGGCTACGAGGTCGGATTATACGACTAAAGAGCGGGCGCTTACTACGGGTCATACGCGGCGTCGTAAGCGTGCCGGTAGGCGTCCGTTTGGTTCGAAGTATCATGATCATTGCGGGTGTACGGTGGTTGAGGTTGTTGGCCCTTGGGAACCAAATAGGGCTGATGCCGCATATCAGAGGACGTATGAGAAGGCTCGTGAGTGGGTTGATGATCATGGGTTGCAGCAGTCGCCTGGCAATATTTTGAAGGCTATGCGTACCGTGGGCGACATGAGATGATGGTTTCCGGTTGTGTGCCGCCGGTTATCGGTGCACAGGGTTGTCTCCCGCACGGGGGTCAACAATGTTGTGTTGTTTTCCGCAAGGAGTATAGGGTTAGGCTATGGCCGATCAGAGTGTTGAAGAACAGAATGTTGACAATGATGTTGTGGAGTCCGGAAAGGATAACGGCATTGTTGATACAGTAAAATACGATGGCGGGCAGGAGGTAGCCGACAATCAGTTGAAGAATGAAGGCGAGGGTAAATCGCCGGGGACTGATTGGAAGGCGGAGGCCCGTAAGTGGGAGTCTCGTGCTAAAAGTAATTTCGCCGAGTTGGAGAAGCTTCGTACATCGAGTGACGATTCTGGATCTACTATTGATGAGCTTCGCCGCAAGAATGAGGAACTCGAAGACAGGATCAACGGGTTTGTTCTTGAGGGTGTGAAGCGCGAGGTGGCTTCAGAGTATGGTTTGTCCAGTGATGCGATCGCTTTCTTGTCGGGTGGCGATAAGGAGTCGCTTGCCGAGTCTGCGAAAGCTTTGAAGGGTTTGATCGACCATAGTAGTGGTGGCGCGGGTGTGCGCCGTCTTGCGGGGAGTGCCCCCGTTGATGATGTTAAACGACGTGAGGGTGTCGCGTTTGTGGATGCTCTTGTCAATAATTCTAGGAGATGATTTGTGATGGCTGACGATTTTCTTTCTGCAGGGAAGCTTGAGCTTCCTGGTTCTATGATTGGTGCGGTTCGTGACCGTGCTATCGATTCTGGTGTTTTGGCGAAGCTGTCGCCGGAGCAGCCGACTATTTTTGGCCCTGTTAAGGGTGCCGTTTTTTCTGGTGTTCCTCGCGCGAAGATTGTTGGTGAGGGTGAGGTTAAGCCTTCCGCTTCGGTTGATGTTTCGGCGTTTACTGCGCAGCCTATCAAGGTTGTGACTCAGCAGCGTGTAAGCGACGAGTTTATGTGGGCTGACGCGGATTACCGTCTCGGGGTGCTTCAGGATCTGATTTCGCCTGCCCTGGGTGCTTCGATTGGTCGCGCCGTGGATCTGATTGCTTTCCATGGTATTGATCCGGCTACGGGTAAGCCTGCTGCGGCTGTTAAGGTGTCGCTGGATAAGACTTCGAAGACGGTTGATGCCACGGATTCTGCTACGGCTGATCTGGTTAAGGCTGTCGGGCTGATTGCTGGGGCTGGTTTGCAGGTTCCTAACGGTGTCGCCCTGGATCCGGCGTTCTCGTTTGCTCTGTCGACTGAGGTGTATCCGAAGGGGTCTCCGCTTGCCGGTCAGCCGATGTATCCTGCCGCCGGGTTTGCTGGTTTGGATAATTGGCGTGGCCTGAATGTTGGTGCTTCTTCGACTGTTTCGGGTGCCCCGGAGATGTCGCCTGCTTCTGGTGTTAAGGCTATTGTTGGTGATTTCTCTCGTGTTCATTGGGGTTTCCAGCGTAACTTCCCGATCGAGCTGATCGAGTATGGCGATCCGGATCAGACTGGGCGTGACTTGAAGGGCCATAATGAGGTTATGGTTCGTGCCGAGGCTGTGCTGTATGTTGCGATTGAGTCGCTTGATTCGTTTGCTGTTGTGAAGGAGAAGGCTGCACCGAAGCCTAATCCTCCGGCCGGTAACTGATACAAGATAAGCGAATGTGTACTATGTGCAGGGGGTGGTGTTGATGGGTATCATTTTGAAGCCTGAGGATATTGAGCCTTTCGCCGATATTCCTAGAGAGAAGCTTGAGGCGATGATTGCCGATGTGGAGGCTGTGGCTGTCAGTGTCGCCCCCTGTATCGCTAAACCGGATTTCAAATATAAGGATGCGGCTAAGGCTATTCTGCGCAGGGCTTTGTTGCGCTGGAATGATACCGGGGTTTCGGGTCAGGTGCAGTATGAGTCTGCGGGCCCGTTTGCTCAGACTACACGGTCGAATACGCCCACTAATTTGTTGTGGCCTTCTGAGATTGCTGCGTTGAAGAAGTTGTGTGAGGGTGATGGTGGGGCTGGTAAAGCGTTCACTATCACCCCGACTATTAATAGTAGATATGCACATTCTGAGGTGTGTTCCACGGTGTGGGGTGAGGGTTGTTCGTGCGGGTCGAATATTAACGGCTGCGATGGTCCTTTGTGGGAGATATGATATGACCGGTTTTCCTTACGGTGAAACGGTTGTGATGCTTCAGCCGACTGTTCGTGTCGATGATCTTGGTGACAAGGTGGAGGATTGGTCTAATCCTGTCGAAACCGTGTACCATAATGTGGCCATCTATGCTTCCGTTTCGCAGGAGGATGAGGCCGCGGGGCGTGACTCTGATTATGAGCATTGGTCGATGCTTTTCAAGCAGCCTGTTGTGGGTGCCGGTTATCGTTGCCGGTGGCGTATTCGGGGTGTTGTGTGGGAGGCTGACGGGTCTCCTATCGTGTGGCATCATCCGATGTCTGGTTGGGATGCTGGTACGCAGGTTAATGTGAAGCGTAAGAAGGGCTGATGGGTTGTGGCTCGGGATGTGAATGTGAAGCTGAACTTGCCGGGTATTCGTGAGGTGTTGAAGTCTTCTGGGGTGCAGTCGATGTTGGCTGAGCGTGGCGAGAGGGTGAGGCGTGCGGCCTCGGCGAATGTGGGCGGTAACGCGTTTGATAGGGCCCAATACCGTAATGGTTTGTTGTCTGAGGTGCAGGTTCACCGTGTTGAGGCTGTGGCCCGTATTGGCACCACCTATAAGGGTGGGAAGCGTATTGAGGCGAAGCATGGCACGCTGGCCCGGTCGATTGGGGCTGCGTCGTGATCGTTTATGGTGACCCTAGGAAGTGGGCTAAACGTGTGCTCAAGGATGATGGCTGGCTGTCCGATATACCTTGTGTGGGGACGGTGCCTGATGATTTCAGCGGTGATCTGATTTGGTTGGCTCTTGATGGTGGCCCGCAGTTGCATGTGCGTGAGCGTGTGTTTTTGCGGGTGAACGTGTTTTCTGATATGCCTGATCGGGCTATGTCGCTAGCCAGGCGGGTTGAGGCTGTGCTGGCTGATGGTGTTGACGGTGACCCGGTGGTGTTTTGTCGGCGTTCTACTGGCCCTGATCTTTTGGTGGATGGTGCACGTTTTGATGTGTATTCGCTTTTTGAGCTGATATGTAGGCCTGCGGAGTCTGAATAAGCTTATTGTTTTTGTTTTAATGTAATTGTTTGATATTTAATGGGGGTTATGATGGCTGGAACACGTACAGCGTCTAATGTTCGCTCTGCTGTTACGGGTGACGTCTATATTGGTAAAGCTCATGCCGGTGACACTATTGATGGTGTGAAGACGGTTCCTGATGGGCTTACCGCTTTAGGGTACCTGTCTGATGACGGGTTTAAGATTAAGCCGGAGCGTAAAACGGATGATTTGAAGGCTTGGCAGAATGCGGATGTTGTTCGCACTGTGGCTACGGAGTCGTCTATCGAGATTTCTTTCCAGCTGATCGAGTCTAAGAAGGAGGTTATCGAACTGTTTTGGCAGTCGAAGGTTACTGCCGGATCCGATTCGGGTTCGTTCGATATTTCTCCGGGTGCCACCACTGGCGTGCACGCTTTACTGATGGATATTGTTGATGGCGATCAGGTTATTCGCTACTATTTCCCTGAGGTTGAGTTGATTGATCGTGACGAGATTAAGGGTAAGAATGGCGAGGTGTACGGGTATGGTGTGACGTTGAAGGCGTATCCTGCCCAGATTAATAAGAAGGGTGATGCGGTGTCTGGTCGGGGGTGGATGACGGCTTTAAAAGCTGATACTCCCCCGGTTCCTCCTTCTCCGAAGCCGGAGCCTCCTAAGCCTGAGCCGGATCCGAATCCGCCGTCT